GACAACGACGCCCTTTAAGGATCACATGATACTAGCCTGGCTACTACTACTCACTGGCTTAACAATATCAGCGGTTGCAATCTACTACTCAGTGGTAGGTTTGACCGCTATATTTTCCGCAGCCGCTATTCCAATCATAATTATGGGTTCATCTCTTGAAGTAGGCAAATTAGTGTGTGCTTCATGGCTCAAAGCCAATTGGGAACGCGCCCCTCGTTTCATGAAATACTACATGGTGGCGGCTGTAATTGTGCTCATGATAATCACTAGTATGGGTATCTTTGGATTTCTTTCCAAAGCTCACAATGACCAAACTCTGGTAAGCGGAGATGTTGGCAGTAAGATAGCCATATATGATGAAAAGATCAAAACCGCAAAAGAAAATATTGAAAGTTACCGTAAGCAACTCAAACAAATGGATGAGTCAGTAGATCAGGTAATGGCAAGGAGCTCGGACGAAAAAGGAGCAGACAAGGCAAATGCTATCCGTAAAAATCAGTCCCGCGATCGAGTTGCTATTGCCAAAGATATTGAAGCCAGTCAAAAGCTAGTTATACAACTTAATGACGAGGCCGCACCTATTCGCGCCGAAGTACGCAAAGTTGAAGCTGAAGTAGGACCAATAAAATACATAGCGGCGTTCCTTTATGGCACTGCACCAAATGAATCAATGTTGGAACAAGCAGTCACTTGGATAATTGTGCTGATTGTAATCGTGTTCGATCCTCTTGCAGTAATAATGTTGCTTGCTAGTCAAATGACATTTGGATGGGCCAAAAATGAAAAACTAAAACAAAAGTCAGCTCTAGATCCATGGGAGGAGTTGGCAGAAAAACCAACCGTTTTGGAACAAGCGGTCAGCCCAGTACAAGACTCACTTCTTGAACCTGCATATGAACCAGATGATGCACAGTTGACAGATAACCATTTGGAACAAATAAAAGAAACAACAGTTGATTTTGAAGCTGTGCGCGAGCCAGGCGGTGAGTGGACACAGACTGGGCCTGAATTTCAAGTGCCTGTTTATCACATTGTGGCAGACGAGCATGAACCTGATTATGCCAGCCAACCAGCAGACTCTGAATTGCACAAATGGAACAAAATGATTGAAGAAGCTGAGCGACAAGTCATGGCACAGCAAAATAGCACAGTGGAAGAGCGGGTCGCAAGAGGCGAAACCTATATAGACAATGAGGGCCAAGAACTGCCAGCCTTGGAGGCTGACTTTCCGCTCGACGAATCAAAAAAAAAGACCTATATGATCAAAGACCCTACGGGACTGATACAGACCAAGAGCCGGGAGTAATTGATTATGTTCAAAATGGGGAACAGTCCACAGACACAGTTTGGTCCAGAGTTTTAAACAGATCCAATGCTCGTTCAACTGATGAATTATATAGACTACACAGTTCAAAAATATTTGACACCTTGGAAGTTAACCAAACAACTGATCCTGCACTATTTAATTTTGTTGAAGAAACGCGAATCAAAGGTCCAAAATTCAGCAACTACTCAAAAGAAAAACTAGAAAACTTTGTAAATAGAATATATGAACTTAGGAAAAATAACTCTAATAACCCCACCTGACAAACTGTTCAATCTCACATTGAGTTATTTGCTGGTCAAGCCCAGTACATATATAAAACAGCAGTTTCAGACCATTCTCAGCCAAAGCATAGATGATCTCAATGTGTTCATTTATGATGAACAGGACACTGACACTAGTTGGATGCTGGGGGTGGCTCTACAAGTGGACTGCATCATAATAGATGTAGACACCTGCGATGCAATCACGCAAAAATTTATCACCTTTATGCTTGCACAACCAAATGCGTACTATATAACTAAAGATGAAACCACTCCATACAATCTCATAACCAAAAATCGTATCTACAATTTGGACTGGATCATTGAAAGAATTAAAAATCAAAACGAGGAAGATGAAGACAATGAATCACAAGATTAAGGGCACTGGTATAACTGTAAAGGATTTTGAAAATATCAATCAAGCATTGAGAAGATTCAAGAACAAGATTGAAGACAGCAAGAAATTAGATGATCTTCGGGCCAAAGAGTTCTACGAAAAACCCACCACAGAACGCAAAAGAAAAAAAGGTGCGGCCAAGAGCCGTTGGAATAAAAAGTTACGAGACCAACAACTTCCACCAAAACTCTATTGACATAGCGTATTGAATCTATTATAATAGTATCATGCTAACAGATATTATGATAGATTTAGAGACTCTAAATACAACTCCAGACGCAACCATTCTCACAATTGGTGCGGTGAAATTTGATCCTTTTGGATTAGAATTAAAGGAACCTGAGATGACGAGTCTCTATGTAAAAATAGATGTGGATTCATGCGACAGGATAGGTCTTACCACTAGCGATGACACTATAGCATGGTGGGCAAATCAAAGCAAGGCTGCACAAGAAGCTGCCTTTGATCCCGAAGGAAGAATTGATATAGAAGAAGCGTTTGCGCAACTGTATAAATTCTGCTGGGGTGCAAAACGTGTTTGGTCCAATGGTAGTTGCTTTGACATTATCATTTGCGAACATGTGTTCCGCAAAATAAATAGAGCCTGCCCTTGGAAATTCTGGGAAGTGAGAGATGTACGCACCGCATTCGATCTTGGTATCAATCCACAACGACCCCCTATCACTGCGCATCATGCATTGGAAGATGCGTGGAATCAAGCAGTGGGCATTCAGAATGTGTACAATACCTTAAGAACCAGCACCACATATGAAGGCAAAATGCTACAACCATTTATAAATCAAAGGTAAAAATGAATAATCAAATAACAGAAGCTATGGGTATTCTGCAGGAAGAATGTGCTGAAGTGATTGTGGAAATCAGCAAGATCCGTCGTTTTGGTCTTGACACTGCACATTTCAAATCCGACATGCAACAGACTCACAGAACCATGCTAGAAATAGAAATAGGGGATGTGATGGCCCTAATTGACATATTGCAAGAATTAGATGTAGTCAGCTGGACCAATATTGAACGGGCCGCAGCCGCCAAGAGAGATAAACTTAAAATATGGTCAACAATTTTCAACGAAAATATTTCTTGAGAGATAAATAGTTACGTGCTGAAACGCCGTAAGGGTTTAGTGCATGGGCAAGGTGCCCAAATTTACTTGCTTAATTAAAGGAGAAAATTATGAGCAAAATCATCGGTATCGATTTAGGTACAACAAATAGCTGTGTGGCAATCCTGGAAAACGGAGTGGCCAAAGTGATTGAAAACAGCGAAGGTGCTAGAACAACACCGTCAATTATTGCATACACCAAGGACGAAATCCTAGTGGGTGCAACAGCAAAACGACAAGCAGTCACAAATCCAAAAAATACTATCTATGCAAGCAAGCGTCTTATTGGTCGCAAGTTTGACGAAAAAGAAGTACAGAAAGACATTGACTTGATGCCATACGCAATAGTCAAAGCTGACAATGGTGATGCTTGGATTGAGGCAAACGGCGAAAAACTTGCACCACAGCAAGTTAGTGCCGAAGTGCTACGCAAAATGAAAAAGACAGCAGAGGACTATTTGGGCACAGCAGTGACTCAGGCAGTTATCACCGTGCCTGCTTACTTTAACGACAGCCAACGCCAAGCAACCAAAGATGCTGGCCGCATTGCCGGCCTGGAAGTGTTGCGCATCATCAATGAGCCAACTGCGGCCGCACTTGCCTATGGTGTTGACAAAGCAGACAAGCGTGATCGCAAGATTGCTGTGTATGACTTAGGTGGTGGTACATTTGATATTTCGATCATTGAAATTGCCAACGTGGACGGCGACAAACAAATCGAAGTGTTATCAACAAACGGCGACACATTCCTAGGTGGTGAAGACTTTGACCAAGTTATCATGGATCATTTGGTTGACGAGTTCAAGAAAGACAACGGCGTGGATCTCAAGCAGGATGTGCTGGCACTGCAACGTTTAAAAGAAGCTGCGGAAAAAGCCAAGATTGAATTGTCTAGTGCAACCAGTACCAGTGTGAACTTGCCTTACATCACAGCAGATGCCACAGGCCCTAAACACTTGAATGTTACTATCAGCAGAGCCAAATTTGAAAGCATGGTGGACAGTTTGATTCAACGCAGCATCGATCCCTGCAAGATTGCCATGAAGGATGCCAAGGTGTCAGCGGCTGACATCGACGAAGTAATTCTTGTGGGCGGACAAACTCGCATGCCCAAGGTGCAGGAAGCTGTTGAAGCCTTGTTTGGTAAAGCGCCAAGAAAAGATGTCAACCCAGACGAGGCAGTGGCTGCTGGTGCAGCTATCCAGGGTGCTGTGTTATCAGGCGACAAGACAGATGTATTGTTATTGGATGTGACCCCACTCACCTTGGGTATCGAAACCATGGGCGGTGTGTTTACCAAGCTGATTGCCAAGAATACCACTATCCCGACCAAACACAGCCAAGTGTTTTCTACAGCAGATGACAATCAACCAGCGGTGACCATCAAGGTGGCACAGGGCGAGCGTGAAATCTTCAAGTACAACAAGATGTTGGGCGACTTCAATTTGGAAGGAATTGATCCAGCACCACGTGGCACCCCACAAGTTGAAGTTACCTTGGACATTGACGCCAACGGTATTTTGAATGTTAGTGCCAAGGACAAAAAGACTGGCAAAGAAAACAAGATCACAATCAAGAGTGATTCCGGTTTGACTGAGGCTGAAATTCAACGCATGGTACAAGAAGCTGAAGAAAATGCAGAGTCAGACAAAAAACTGGCCGAGCTGATCAATGCTCGCAACGCTGTGGAAGGTCAGTTGCACAACTTGCGTAAAGATTTGGCTGCGCATGGTGACAAGATCACCGCAGAAGAAAAAACAGCCATTGAAACGGGCATTGGTGAAGTTGAAGAATTGGCCAAAGGTGAAGATGCTGAAACCATTCAAAACAAACTGACCAGCCTGTTTGAAACAATGGGACCATTATTGGCCGCTAAGAATGAAGCTGAAAAAGCCAAAGACGAAGCCGCCAAAGCATCAGGTGCGGCCGGAGAACAAACGGTGGATGCAGCTTTCACAGAAGTTGACAGCACAAAGAAAGACTAATATACTAGTCACACGCAGGGTGCCTTAGGGGCCCTGCTGGTTCTTGCTTAATATAAGGAGAAAACTATGCAACTAAGAACTATTGATCCGGCAGCTCTTGCCCATCTAAGTAGAGCACTAGTGGGTTTTGATCAGGTAATGAATCAACATCTACAGCAGCAAAACGGTAATTATCCGCCACACAACATTGTGAAATACAGTGACACGCATTATGCAATTGAAATTGCTGTGGCTGGATTCAAGAAAGACGAAATCTCCATACAGGTGGATCAGGATCGCTTGGTAGTTACCGGCACGCAAAAAATCGCTGACACAGACAAAGAATTTCTGCACCGAGGTTTGGCCAGTAGAGATTTTGAACAAACTTGGACTTTGGCTGAGTACATGGAAGTTAAGGATGCTGAACATGTAGATGGCATGTTGATCATCAATCTTGAACGCATTGTGCCAGAATCATTGCAACCAAGAAAAATCGCAATTAAATAAACACCCAGGGGGAGCCTGCTCCCCCACTTAATAAAGAGAACACATGGCATCCACAGATATCGCAATTGATGAAAAAATAAAAGTTGTAATCACCGAGCCCAAGCGATGGAAAGTTATCATTGTGAATGACGATGTTACTCCTATGGAATTTGTAATTGGAGTACTAATAGAAACATTTCGCCACACTGAATCCACAGCCCGTGACATCATGTTGCAAGTGCATGAAACCGGTAGCGGTGTTGCTGGCATTTATAGTTTTGAAATTGCTGAAGCCAAAGCCGTAGAGGCCACCAATACAGCCCGCACCAGTAATTTCCCTCTACAGCTCAAATTGGAAGAAGAATGAGTTTAAAAGAAATCACAGCTGACTTGCATGATCTAGCAGAGCACACGCCGTTCATGAAGGCAGTGTTTGCCAGCACCCTGCCTCTACTGGTATGGGAAGAGTGGACCTATTGGCGCACACTGTTTTACAAAGCCATTGAAGAAAAATGTGAGTTAGACAATTTGTTGCAAGATATCAAAGGCATCAAACGAACCAATTACTTGTGGCAGGATTATCTTGAATTAAGACAAGGCGTGTACTTGCCCAGCGGGCATGCAAACAATCCAGCACTCCAGGAATACTTGGATTACATTGAATCCATTACACCCCAACAGGCATTGGCACACTTGTATGTGTGGCACATGGGCGATTTGTACGGTGGACAGATGATCAAGCGTGTGATTCCGGCGCCCAGCCACCATGCATTGAACTTTACAAATCAAGATATACTGAAAATCAATTTAAGAGCAAAATTAACAGACAGTATGGGCACCGAAGCTCGTACAGCATTTGAGTATGCTATCAAAATGCTTAATGCGATATATCAATGATCGGAGTTTGGCAACACCTAGGGCAGATTCAGACTTTGTTGGAGACTGAATTCTCCAGGACAGGTACGGAGATTTTTGAGCCTGGCATGGATAGATTTAATCAGCTTGGGTGGATCAATAGAGTATGGACTAGCCATAGTTATCGTCGCGCTCACATTGATGTAGTTGATGCAAGAGATCAAAAAGGACTGTGGATGATGCACTGTTGCATATTCCCGCATACCCATAATCCTGCACCAATCTTTGGTTTTGATGTCATAGCAGGTAAAAATAAAATTACTGGATGTTTTATTGACTACAGTCCAGCAGGCGATGCTGATCATGCCATGATTGAATATTTTGGCGACGAAGTTGCCCGATATGATTGGAACAAAAAGCGCAAATTGCCTGATTGGGCAGAGTGCATTTTCAGTGAACACATGGTGGCTGCAGGTAATGTAAGTGATGACAGTGAACTCAAA